GACTCAATTTCACCAATATTGGGAACTAGTAATGCCATCGAAACAACTCCTCGTAGGGGTTAGACTTTTAAGAACTAATGTTATTTATAATTTTAATTTTAGAGAGATTAGGAATCTTCTAATTCCTGAGACTCCGAACACCTCAAATGTAAGGATATCACCAGCAACAATTGTCTTATCCCAATTATTTAGTACATCGTCAAAGTATTTGTTTACTCCAGACAGAATTACTCTCGATCCACCTGTGATACTAGTGAATGTGGGATAATTTGTATAGTTAGACTTAGAAATCTCAAAAGCTACGTTTCCAGTCTGATCAGACAGAACTGTAATGGATTCGATAACTCCACTGACATCTAATGTTACTTTACCTTTGTTGCCCGCAAGCATGTCTGAACTACCACTATCAATTACATAATTGATTGTTCTGGTAAGGTCAGCAGTTGTTGCAAGTGCAATAACAAAAACGTCATCCGTTTGCAATGGTGCTTGGCTGAAAATGATGTTACTACCTGCAAGAGTAAAATCTTGTGCAGGATTAAGTACACCACCATTCTTAACCACTATGAGTTGTTGATCATTAATTGCAGTATACGGAGTGCCATTATCCGTAAGTGCAAAAGTAACTCCAATTCCATTGAATTGACCACTAAAGTCATCAATTACAATATTGCCATATTGTATGGCTTTAGTTGGAATTTCGTAATCAACTCCAACCCTATATTCACCTGGGGTATTTACTGATACAAGATAATTTGTCATCAGGAAACTCCAGGAACAACAAGAACATTACCCTGAATGGGTTTTGTTTTATATGCATTTGGGGAAGTCAAAACAAGATCATATACATATCTTCCACCCTCAATTGCAGATGTAGCCGTGGACGCAAAGGAAACTTTGCACTGTCCTGCTAATCTGTTTGGAAACGAAATAACAAATGGGTAGTATTTTGTAGCCCCAGGATGTTTACGCATCTTGGCTTCTGCAGTATATCCAGTAAGATTTAATGCAGATGCGTTCTGGTTTTGAATTGTGAACGTGGCTTCAAAATCTACGCCCTGGTCAACCACCAAATTAATAACTCTTGCTGCCATTATCCATCAGGGTCGGATTTGAACTATTTATCCAATTTTTCTAATATCAACTTCATCATATCTTTCAATTCACCAACTTCTTCTTTGAGATTGGTGATTTCCTGTCTATCAGTCAACGCTTTATTCTTCATTCTAATGTATTCGTCATATGCCTTGTCAGAGTTATTCAGAATCGCATTTGACTCTGAGTCTCTGACAAGTCCCGCATGATCTTTTACCTTAATGTGCATATCAAATAGAAGCGATGGCTCTCAAGTCACGAATCTTAGGAACATAAGCGTAATTAGTTCCTGTCATAACAATCTTGATCTGGAATCCAGTGAAAGGAGGAAGGTCCCTTGCATTGAACTCATACTCACGATAGTCATTCAATCCATTAGAAGCAGTAATTCTTCTATCTGGTAGACCACTATTTTTTGCAATGTCAACTGTTACGCCATTTCCATCAAGATTATCATAACCAGGGAAGAGTTCAAACAACTGATACTCAGGAGGAGTATCAGGTCTAAAGATCCTATAAAGAACTCTAATATCATTAGTAGAGTGTCTGTAAGCATCAAACATAACCTTAAGACCATCAGCAGCCTTTTCAAGATTAATTGGTTTGGAGAGATAAATCGCTGCGGATGGATCCGAATCAAGAGAATTGACTCTCAAATCAGTTGAATAATTATCAATCTTACTATTAATTCTATCCATCGTAGTGATCACGTTCACTCGATCCAAGTCAATCATTGGACTTACTTTATTGTCTGCAGTCGAGAGTGTGAACTCCATTGTGAAGGACTTTCTGCCAGGGAAGTCTTCAAGTCTAGAGAGTTCATTAACTTTAGATGCAATAATTCTTGGAGTTGTGAAAGGATTATTACTATTAAGAGAAATGGGTTCAAATCCTTGGTCTACAAACGATTGAGCATCACCATCAGGACTGTTGCCTGTAAATGTTCTGACTCTTGCAGATGCACCTGTTCCTTCTGGTTGAAGAATAGAAACATTTGTTCTCAAAGAGTTGAAAGGAACATTTTGCGTTGCTCTAGGTACATTTTGTGAACCAACAATCGAATGCTGAGTATCATAAGATCCAGCAGATTTGGTTTCATTGAAGTACAACTCGGGAAGTGTACCAGAACCAGCAGCACGATTAGTACCTCTACTAGAAACACCAACTCTAACCCAGTAATGGTCAATATCTAAAGGATAATTTGCAATGTCTGTGGATTCGAAACTGTGTTGGCAATTAATTCTTCGAAGAGATACACCATTCAATTCATACTTAAACAGAATATCATTTGGATTGTAATCTCCAGACTTGGTATCATCAATTGCTCTTGAAATTCCAGTGATTGTGGAATTTGTAGTAGAAACACCAGTATACTTAATAATTTCTTGTCCAAGTTTTACATAACCAGGGTTATTAGCGTCAACTGGATAATTTTCAAATGCGGTAAAGATACCAACTGAAGTTACGGCGATATCATCAGTAGAGGCAGAATCAAATGCAGCTGTAATCTTTTCTGGTTTTACATCACTTTCAATACCAAAGAGTTCGACTCTATCCAATCCAGAGTACATACCATGGTTAGCATGTTTTACTCGGAAGTGTAAACCATCATTGAGGGTACTTGCAAACTGTACCGTAGCACCGTTCAAAATACTAGATCCACCAGCACCAACGTAGAAAAGGTTGGAAGAAGCATCAACTTTAGGAGAACCTTGAATATTATCAAGAACCAGTGTATTAAATGCAGTGATGATACCTGCATTATTGGGAATGGTCAAAAGTAAACCTTTACCAAATCCACCCGTATCGGAGGAATTTACAGTTAAGACATCACCTGCTGCATATCCAGTACCACCGATGGAAACCGTTGCGGCCACTGCAACTCCACCATTAACATGAATCTTTGCCTTTGCACCAGATCCTTGACCAGTTTTGGCAATCAAAGGAACATTAGTATAAACAATCGATCCACTAGTAAATCCTGCGCCAACAGAACTCAATACGAGATCACTACCAATACCAACAGAACCCAGTACCTTAGAAAGTTTGGCATTGAAGTCTTTATTATTTTGTTGTTTGATAGTAATTCCTGGTTGTAAAGCAGTAGTTTCATTGGAAGAGAGACTCTTAGCCATACCAACTACGACATTTCTTGCAACCATATCAATTGGGTTTCTCCTCAATGCTGCAATCTGTCTATTACCAATATCCAGATCTGGATTATAGAATCTTACATTAGCCTGTGCAGCATTAAATTCTGCTCTATACAGAGTGAACTTAAGGTCTTCAAACTGAGATGGATCCCATGTAGCACCGTTTTGTGATTTAAAGAGAGAACCGAGAAGTGGTTGTTGAGAAACAATAATCTTCTCAGAATCTGGTTTATTCACCGTTGTTACATCTTCTTCACCCATTCTGGAGATGAATACTGTATATTCATTAGATGCTGACAGAAGAACCAGAGCAAACTCTCCACCACCCTCACAATAAACTGGAGATGGGAACTCAAAGGTTGTTGCCTTTGTGCCATCTTCAGAAAGAACAACTTGATCTGGATCAAGAATACACTCACCGAAAGGAAGAATTGTTTGTGTTGGCAAACCAGTTTCCAGTGTTCTTACTTGAAGCGTAACTGGGAGACTCTTAGTATCTTTAGTTCTGAAGAACACATCACACTTAGTAAGGAAAACACCGTTAACATCTGGAACCTCGAAAGATTCTGCAAGAGGGTCAACCCATCTTGTCTGTTGTGTGGTTCTCTGACTGAATGTTGTATCAGCAACTAATCTGGTATCGGTTTCAGTAGTTGTTCTGGAATCAGAACGAGGAATTCTCTGGACATCAGCATTTCTCATTCTCAAAGTAGATTCCTCTACATTTTGCAGAGTACCCTGAGAGGTGAAGTTCGCTTCTGCGGAACTGTCAGTGAAACCAGAAATAGTTTCATTAGTAGAACTCGAAGTAAGAGTAAAGGTTTTTGTACCAGTATCAAACGTTGGAGTAGCAGGTGTAATTGGATCTGGAACAAACAAAGATCCAATCAATACGCCAGCCTGATCAGTGATCAATCGTACATCTTTAACAGTCGCAATAGCACCACTAGACTGACCAACCAGTTTCATTCCTTTAGCAAGATATCCAAAATATCCTGATGCCGACTGGAGTTCTAAAGATGCAGTATCAACGTTTAGAGCGGTTGCAGTAGAAGAATATGTTGCAGATAATCCGTCAGCAGGAGAATATGGGTTAATCTTATAAGTTTCGGTTGGAACATTATATGGACCATACTTGTGATTTTGTTGTGCAAGTCTAAATCTAATACTTGCAGATCCTAGAGATCCAGATACAACTTCACCAGTACCAAAAGTACCACTGACCATTTCAATTTCAATCAATTTAGGTACAGTGTACTTATTCATATCAACGTTATCGAAGAATGAATAAAGTCTGGTATTAGGCTTCAATCTTCTAGTAATAAATTCAATATTTCTAGATCTCATTGTAGCAATGACATCTGTAGAAACTACTTTGTCACCCAAACTTGTAGAATCGAATCTTTCACCAACTCTAAATTGAATACCTTCTCTACTTTGATTTCTAGTTGTAGTAGTTGTTTGATTTCTAAACGTAGTAGTTCTACTATCAATTGTAGTTGTTGTGGTAATAGGAATACCACGACCACGAGGAATACCAGGGCCACGGGTGAATTGACCTCTTACAGAGGTACTTCTGGATCCAGTTTGTCTAGTAATGGATTCAATAGCAGGACCCTGAGTTGTACTCTGTCCAGTCCAAGTAGTTTCCCAAGCACCCCAATCAATAGGAGACATGCCTGTGTTACTATCTGCTCCAGTGATCGCCATCGATGCACTGTAACTACCTTCAATATCATAAGTTCTTGCACTTCTTCTGGTTTCAATCCAAGTATCAGTTGCTGGATTGAGTTCAATTTGTCCAATCCAGTTTACAACGTGGAATGGATTAACGTTCTCAATTCTTGTTGCAAACTTGTTTTCAATGTAATTAATATGTTCGTAATTCAAACATACAACATCGCCCTTTCTAATGACATTGTTGTCTCCAAGATCAGTTACGAATCTATAGTCTGCGGATGGATTAGAGGAAGTTGCAGCACCAACAACAACCTCAGAACCAAGTAATAGGTCAAGAGAAGTTGTATAGTGAGAAGGTCTCAATCTACCCTCTACAGTGTCGATACTTGCCTTAAACTGAACGTTCTGAATATCTCCACCAAGAACAGACTTAAAGTTGTCTACAAAGAATCCAGACTTAAATCTATTCAAATTGGTCTGAGGATCTCTCAGTTCCATATTTGCAGTATCACTTTCAAGAAGAGAAAGTGCGGTATAATACTCAACATTCTTCAGTCTCTTTTCAATTCCAGCGATATCCTTCATTCGATATCGTTTATGGGATTGTAAACGAGTTCTTACTTCATCAGCGTAGTAAATGTATGGGGGAAGAACAATGGTTGCAATCTCCAGAGCATTATCCAAAGTATTAGGAATCTTTGGTGTAAGTGCAGGAACACCTTTCTGTAAACTAAAGACACCTTCCTTAGTTAAGTAAAGTTTGTCAATTCTACCGACGTAGTAATCATATGAAAGATTTGTGGACTTATCTTTAGCAATGATATGGGTCGAAGATGATGTAAGAGGATCAAAAGTTCTTGCCTCAAACTCAAATGGTGACAAGTTATTTGGACTATATGGAGTTACTCTAGGTCTAAAGTCAATAATATCAGATGCAGCCAAACCAGAAACGAATGGTAAGTCATAAGTATATCTGTCGGCATCATAAGAATTGACTACAACAAAATCGCCTGGATCAGATCCATCAATATAATAATTATTATAAACGACCTTAAGTCTCTTCGTAGGAGCAGAAGCAGATGCTTTTCTTACTAGAGCAGAATAACCAACATACTCTCTTAACTGAGCTGGATCAAGTTCAAAGTTATCTTTAATATCCCTGTCGCCTGGTACAACACCTGCAATATTTGCGGAAATATTGGACTCTTTAAACTTGATTAACTCATTTGTTGAGAATGGGTTTTCGTTCAGAGGAACATACTCAATTTCATTAGATCCATTGGAACTAACAAATGCTGCAGCAGCACCAGAATCTTGACCAATGATTGTCTCACCACGAATGGCATTAAGAACATTTGAATTGAGATTAACCAGAGTCAATTTCGGAAGAGCTGGATCTTGATTCGTTGAAGATTCAAATACACCAATGACATTTGCAACATCAGGAATTCCAAGAGAAATTCTTCTGTCTTGGACTCTAGTGCCATAATTTGCATTGTAAGTAAGTCCATCATCAAGTTTTTCAACACCACTACCAGATCCATCCTTTGAAGATCCAGAGATTACAGTGATACTAGATCTCTGGAATACTTTTTTCTTAGGTCTAAGATTTATTTTCTTCCAAGTAACAGTAAGTTTTGCAGCACCATTGGTACTGATATTACTAAGAGAAACTGTTCTACCAGAGACAACTAATTTTTGATCAGTTAATGGTTCAATAGTTCCATTATCAAAAGCAAGACTGTAATCTTCTTCATCAAATGGTTCCAAAGTAACATTAGGATCTGTCTCTAGAACTTCACTAAATGCACCGCCAGATACTGTTACAGCATAAGACTTTCGGAATACCAATGATGAACTACTTAAGTCAACATTAGCTACATTTTCTCTTGTAAGATCTGAGAACAGGTATGCATCACCATCATTCTTAACTTCAAGAGAAACATTAAAGAAGTCATTAGTCGTAATTTGACTGGATGGCAACGTTCCATCACAAATATCAGTTACATTTGTTGTTGCTTCAATTACAACATTTTTACTTGCGGTATTAACTGTAGAAACTCTGTTATACGTTGGAACACTATTTCCCGTCTTCGTATATTGAACAATATCTCCAGTCTTGATACCAACTGCAAACGATGCATTTGCAGATGTTACCGTACTAACACCACCAGAAGCAGCACTAATTGTATATTGTGTACCAGCAGGTGCGAGAAGTTTACCAATATCAAGAATAGGATCTGCAGTAAAAGGAACTCCCGAATTACCTACGATCTGATGAACATCATCAAATCTATAGTCATTTACTTTATCAACAGTTCTATTAATTACTTCCCCATTAACTTTAATTTCTTCACCTACTTGGAACTGACCAGAGACTTGATACAAAATCATTTGATTTGTATCACTCATTGATTGATATAAGTAACCAGAAGAATTACTACTTTGTCCTTCGATAAAAGCAGGTCTGGGAAGGATTGTTGTAGTATTCAGATTTAAGTATGTGAATGTTTGAACATCATAGAGAGATGCTTCAAATTTTGTAGTTGCATCCTCATACTGAGCATTCTTTAGTTTTAAATCATATACTCTAGCAACACCAATTTTATTTCCTGATGCAGTTCCAGGTGTTGCTGTTCTTTTGTCATAAAGATGAACCATAGAAGTGGTTCCAAAACCAACTGGAGTCTGTCCGTAAACATTATTCAGTTCAATTTGCCTACCAAGAGTGAAAGATAGAGACTCGTTGTTCTGTTTTTCAGTTGATCTACTTTTTGGAAGATCAATATTAGTAGTATTAATAGTTTCTACTTCATAACCTCTAACATAAGCCTTTCCTGGACTTACGGAAAGAGTGAGAAGATCCTCAGATGGAATAGCTCCACCTTTAGTTTTTTGATTCTCAAAATAAGTACCGTTATTACCTTGTCTATCATTGAGAGACTCTCTGGTAGAAAGGGTAAATGGTTTTACATAATAATCTCCAGACTCGTCATATGTTCTCCTTGCCAACTCATCTCTGATGAGATTATAGTTTGAGTCTTTTACAAATTTAGAGAGAATTCCATCTTCTACTCTTAAAAGTTCCACAAAGTTCTCATCATCAAAGTCATCAAGAGACTTTTTAATCAGAGTAGTTGAAATTTTAAATCTATCTGCACCAGGTGCAGCAAAGTTAGAGAATCCCCTTGCGTTGTCGAAGAGATCCGAATTACTCTGAGATGCTGTTACTAATTCTTCAGTAATTAATAAACCAACTCTATAACTAGGTTTGTTAGTATACTGATCAAGAATAACAGTTTGTGATGCTACGTTTACAAAGAAACCACGAATAAAATATACACCATCAGCAACCCTGGCTGCAGAACCAGTTCTAGTGGAGTTTGAGATTGCAGCTGTAGCGAAAGTAGAACCTGCTCTGATATTTGAAAGACCAAACGTAACTTCATCAAGTACGATTAAGTTTTCACCATCAGCAAAAGTCTGTCTTGCAAAATCAGTTTCACTAGAACTCTGATACTTAACGTACAGAGTATAGTTGCCTAGATCAGACGTTGAGTTGGTAATGAAGGTTTCTACCTTTGCAGTAACTCCACTATCCTCACCCTTGATTGTTTTACCAACAATCTCAGTAAGATATAGACTGACGGGAAGACCCAAGTGAGTCTCATCAATCATTACAGCAGAAAAGTCAGAATCATATGCGATCTGACCTGGGATTACTACTGATCCTTCTTTGAAAAAGTGTTTACCAAACTTCTCAACTTGATTCTGAAGAATCGATTGTAGAGTTGTTAATTCTCTCGCCTGAATAGGGAGTCCTGGTTTGAATAATACCTTTTGATAATTCTTAGACTCACTAAAATCGTCGAAGTATGGAGACGCATTGAGGTTAGTATTTTGTGGCATTGTTCTTTAGAACTCCAGTACGATTTTAATGTCTTCCTTCTGACTAGATGATCGGGGAATCGCAGTCCTGTTATCAATATAGATTAACTCACCAGACTTTTTATTATATTCTGCAGAAGCAATACCAGAGACGAAGTTAATGCCTAACTGGTATGTCGTATTATTTATTGACGTAGTAATACCGTTAAAATCGGTATTCAATTCTAAAACAGGTCCTGTAACAGAAGAACCGTTAATAGTAACACCGTATCCCGCATCAGGTGTTGCAGTAAATGGAATAATCTTAAATCCAGAATCACTCTTAGCAAGACCAACTGGTTGATAGTATTTAAGAACCGCAGTAACAGGATCCCATGCTGCCACCATACCAATTGCAGTAGAACCAACACCAACAGTCTGAGTGATGGTGGAGTCCACTGCATATTTTGTTTCAGTGGAAACACCAGCTAACTTTAATGCCTGTAGTCCACTAACAACCGATGTATCTAGGAGTTCTTTATTACTTCCGAATACCATCGGATTTTTAAGAACTCCGATTCTAGCAAAGTCATTTCCCTCGATAACGTCTGGATTAGTTTCCTGAGTTTCAAATCTAGAATATAAAAGAACTCGATATGCACCCAATTCTCTGTAAACATCATATCCATGTCCACCCTTAGGTGGGATGATTACGTCAAATTGAGCTCTAGCAGTAGTACCAATACCCGTATTAGTCAGGTTTTCAATAGGACCACCAGACTCACTGCCAGGAGCGCCAGGGAAGAACTGAATGTTTCCGTGGGTATATCCCTGACCACCATCAGTAACAAAGACTTCAGATACCTTACCGAAGGAGTCAATGGTAATGGTTGCTTTACCACCCGTACCATCACCAAGGATGGGAACATTAGCAAAAGAAGTAGAGATGGGTTGATAACTCGTTCCCCTGTCACCAATAACTACAATCTCAATTTTGCCGTCAATGGCATTATTTTTAGTGGAAACTGTCTCACCTTGAACACCCCAGTCTTCTGGAACTGGAATGTATTCGATAGAATCAAACTTTACAATCTCAGATGGTTTAATAGTATAGAGATACTTCCAAACATAACCATCACCAGAAGTACCAGCAGCTCTTGGTTCTAAGTCAATAAATTGTGGTTGGTCATAGGAAGGACGACCTTTAGGATTCTCTGGGTCTGATCCGTTTTGCAAACAAACATATACTCGAAGATCCTCATTAATTACATAAAAATTTGCTTCATATAAGTTTGCCTGAGAAGTTGTAGGTGTCAGATTGTAAATGTTATAGTCATGTCTATACATTTCATAGGTCGAACCAGCGACCCAATTAACCTTTCTAACAAGTCTACGAACATCTTTATCCGTAACTTTTTTGAGTGCAATAATTGACTCTTTGATCTCATTCTCTTCTCTGAATCCATCTAGAGGAGAAGGTGTATTAGTATTCCAATCACTAGTACCACCACCCTCGGGATTTGTCGAGTTGGGCAGCCCAATAAAAGAATAATACTTATTTACTGTAGAGCCAACGCCAACAAAACTTTTCACAAAAGTCTCTGCGTTGAGAATTCTAAATTGATCCGAAATGATGGCAGGCATTTTAACCGAGCTGATTTTTTTCTTTATTTATAGGGTTAAGTGAGAGGTCTTGTCCTGAAGATTTGCGCTGCAGTCGAAAGACCCACTAATCCAGCGTCAGGATTGACGATGAAGTTCTTAGGTTGTCCAGCAATTCTATTCTGGAAATCATAAATTCTACCCCATGAGTATTTACCATAGTAATCACTAATAGCAGTAGTTCCAATACCAACTTGAATTTGACTGTTACTATTTGGACCAGGCAGGAAGGAACACGTTACTGTTACAATACCACTTACAACATCAGGAGAAGTAACTTTATCTACCTGGAACAATCCATTCAATTTTTCACCAGCGGAAATAATACCAACTTTATTTGTTGGATAATTGTTATAACCACCGACATGTGTGCTGATTCCCGTTAGAGCATGACCAACTGTTACGGGACTATCATAAATGATGAAATAGTCACCAATCTGCAGTTGAGAATTATTAATTCCAAATGTATTCAATGAGGAGAATCCATAACCAAGGTTAGTATTATCATTAAACTCAGACTTAAGATAGAACTCAAGTTTTGGAGGAACACTAAATCCAATACCAGTGACAAAGGTATTCATGCCAACAATACTACCGAAGTCACCTTCAGTTTTATATGAGAACACTGTTTCTTTCTTGGGAATATCAGTTCCGACAATAACTGGAGGATTAGTGCCTCGATCATATCCAAATCCACCATTAGTAATAACTGCGGTTGTAATTCCTCCATTAGTAACTGCACATGTAGCAGTTGCTCTGTTAATAATGGGTTCTGCATAATATGCAGTTCCAGAACCACCGACCACAATTAATCTACCATCCAGTCCAAAGTTAGAGAATACTAAATCTCCAACTGGTTGACTTTGACCACTGTCTCTGTAGTTCCAGTTTGCCAAATCCAATGAATAATAAATTTCACCTACAGTCGTAATACCGACATAAATTCCATCTCTATATCTAAGTTTTTCAAAGTCAAACGTTGCAGCTGCGGTTGTTCCTGCGGGGAGATTGTCACTGAATGGGAACCAGAAGTTTTTATCAGTAGAAGTAACAATAGTACCATTATCACCAACTGCAATAAATCTATCACCATCATATAAAACATCTCTGAGATTTCTATTGGTATTACTTGTTTTCAGGTTCCAAATTCTACCTTTATTGGAAGAAATGATCGCACCACCATTACCAACTGCCACATACTCATTCTGAGCATAAACAATTCCATGGAGTGTTTCTAAAGTTCCAGAGTATTGACTATACAGAGTAGTAGTTCCAATACCAACACCCGTAAATACAGATCCACCAAAACCGATGGCAACCCAAGAACCTGCGGTATCATCCCAAATAACATCATTAAATTCTCTAGCAAATGTAGTTGGATAATCTACACTCAAACCAATAGAAGGGATTTGTCTTTGTTCTAAAAGATTAAACTCAGTAAATGGACCAATTGTATCACCATAAGAAACTGCTCTTGCAGCAGATGCATATTCACCAACTATAGCAACTTGATAATTTGGACTATATGTTGAATCAATTGCAGTAGCTACAGCATTTAATGTAGTTGTTCCACCAAAACCAACAACTCCTCTTTCCCAGAAGAATCCACTGAGAGTATTGATATATCTACTACTGGTTCCAACTGCAATAATTGGTTCACTCTGCGTAATTTCTCTGAGATCCGCAGAAGCAATATCGCCAGTGATAACATCAAACTTCCAATCCTTCATTGGATCCTTTCTCGTGACTTTAGATCCAGAGATAGAAATCGGTGGATTGGTGACATTTAAGTAACCAGATCCAGAAGAAGCAATACTCAATGCAGAGATACTGGAAGATGTAGATACTGTACTTTCGATAATTGCAGGTTCAATTGATCTCTCTTCAAAGATTTGAATATGACGATCAGATTCTGCCAGAAGATCAACTTCGGAGAATACAGGGAAAGCATTCTGTACCCAAATCTGATCATCGGTTTCTCCAACGTTCTTAATAATTCTAGTTGTTGGGGTAACCTTACTCTTATAATTCAGTCTATCTTTAGAGTAGTAAACACCTGAAATAATCTTATCCGCCTTCTGTTTTTCCCAAGAGAGAGGCCTTTCCGCATTTTGATCTGTCGAAATGCCAAGACTATCATATGTAAAGGTTTCAAGAACGTCAGAAGCAACAATTCTCTTTGTGGTTCTTGGGAACTGATCTCTATCAAGAACATCTAATTTATTCTCTTTAATCTGAATGACATCACCAGATTGAATTGTGGGAATTGGTTCAATTTCTTCAACGTCAATAGAAGACCCTCTATAGTAGAACACAGAACACTTGGATCCAGGCTTAGGTGCTTCCGTGAATATAACTCTACTACCTTTCCAAGTATAGGCCTCACCTGGTGTTTGGAGAATATCATTGACGTAGATAAAGATATTGTTAGTAACATCCATATCACTACCCTGAGCAGTCTTAAGACTAAGAATCTCAGTTACACCCGCCTTAGTAACAGATAAGGTGAATTTAGTTCTACTTCCATTGAAATATTGTGCAATATCATCAAACAAGACGAACTGGCCAGGATAGAATCCAAAGAACTTATCATTTCCAATTTCAATAACTTCAAGTTGGAAATCGGTGTGAACTCCAACTGTAGGATCAGTAACGATACCAGCAACTGTAAGACCATCTTCTACCTTATAACCAACTCCCTCTTCAGTAATATCAAATTCACCAATATTTCCATCAACATTGACTCTTACATTTACAGTGGCACTTTGTCCAATACCTGTAGTAGTAAGTCCAGTTGCATTTGGATTATAGACTAATGGAAGGGAGAAATAACCTGGTGGTTCAACAACTTCAACGTTAATTGGTCTTTCAATTGTTCCGCCTCTAGAATAATACCAAGGAACAGTTGTTACACCCGACTGAACTCGAATATTGGCATTATCAATCTTCTCAAGTACATGTTGACCATCACCAAATTGTACAGACTCCATTCCTGCAGCTTGTACATAAGGAACAGGATATCTAAATGCACGTTGTACTGTACCACCTCTATTATAGTTGTGTGCAACAGTAGATGGACCAACTTGAATAGAGAATGATGTTGCACTACCTACCTTCTTAACAAATGCACCATTTGCAGCAACATCTCTCCCACTTGCAGAATTGTTTTGTACTCTAGGTGCTAAAATTGCACCTTGAATAGTTCCACCACCAACAAAGTTTGAAGGTGTAGTAGAAGGACCAACATTGATCTCAACCTCAGTATTACTATTGATCTTAGAAATCTGAGCAGAGTTCCAATATGGATCACCACCCTGAGGATATCTGTGTTCAGTAGCATTACCATCCTTTGTACAAGTGAATACAAGAGACTCTGGTAAAAGTTTTACAGGATTTCCATAGATCAAACCATGACCAGTTCCAATAGTCAGATCCATTAAACCTGTTGTTGGAGAATATGTTGCTCCAGTAACGTTATGGGAAACTGATGTAGTTGGTCCAACATTAACCGTAAATGTATTTGTGGTTGTAGCGGAAATCGATACACGACCTGCAACTGCAGCAGGATCTGTTGATCTTGGATAAGTGTGTTCTGTTTGATGATCATCCATACCACAGGTAAAGACAAATCCATCAGTAGCAAGCCTAATTGATGTGCCAGATCTTAAACCATGTGGTTTATCAGTAGTAACTGTCATTATTCCAGTTGCTGCATTATAGTCAGCACCAACTGCTTGTGAGAACGTGTGAGTAGAAACTCCAACGTTTACAATAAATTCATTATCACTAGTTGCTGCAATACCGATACGGGTATTTGAAATTGGATCTGTTGATCTAGGATAAGTATGCTGAGTTGCATGATTATCCATATCACAAGTAAATGTGAATGAGTTATCGGTGAACCTGACAGATCTGGTGATATCCAAACCATGATTAGGAGCAACAACTGTCAACTGACCCGTTACTGGGTTATAAACTGCATTTGTTGGTTGAATGTATGTTGTTGTGGTAACACCAACTTCAATTTCAAAAGTATCTAATGTTGTAGCCCCAATAGAAACACCTACACCAGAAATGGGATCTGTTGATCTTGGATATGTGTGTTGTGTTGCATTATCATCCTGACTACATGTGAATACGAAAGAGTTATCCGTAATTCTGATATGTGATCCTGTGAATAGTCCATGTCCTGGCGAGGTAATCGTCATGATACCTACAACAGGATCATAAACCGCATTAGTTGCTGTCTTATAGGATATTGGATTAGCACCAACATTAATCTCAAATGAGTTCTGACTTGTACCAGCAATTGCAACACTTGTGCCATCAACAGGATCACCCGCTCTAGGATAGGTATGAGTGCTATTGTGATCATCAAGTCCACAAGTAAATGTAAACGAATCTCTAGTAATCTTAATGTGTTGACCTTCCTCTAATCCATGATTAGGGAAAGTTACATTTAAGATACCAGTCTGTGCATCATATGTTGCATCAGTTGGTTGTAGATAAACAATCGTGGAGACACCAACTTGAACTTCAATCTGAGTTGTAGAAGGAACACCAACTACAGGAACATCAAGTTGTCCCTGGCCGATTGGGTCAGTTGATCTTGGGTAGGCATGTTCAGTAGCATTATTATCAAGAGTACAAGTAAAGATCAGTGAAGAGGTCTTGATACCAATGGTACTTGCAGTAGTAAGTCCATGTGGATTTGCAAATCCAAGAACTAAAATTCCAGTATTAGGATTATAAGTTGCACTGTTAGGAGTTATGAATGGTCCACTATACCAAGAGTTGCCAGTACAAACAGCAGCAGAGTTTTCTGCACCAGGCACAAATGTATGATCATATCCACCACCAGTGATGATTGCAGTAGAACCAGCACTTACAAAGGTGTGTAGATAATCAGCACCAGTGATGATTGCAGTAGCACCAGCACTTACAAAAGTATGAGGATATTCACCACCTAAGATGACTGCGGTTGCTCCTGCACTTACAAAAGTATGTGAGTATTCGCCTCCTTTAATGATTGCAGTTGAAGCAGCACTAACGAAACTATGTGGATAATCACCACCAGAAACTACCGCACCAGTTGTTGCAGATGCAAAAGTGTGTGCATATGATTCGTTATATGGAGAAATACCGACATCCAATCGGATTGAAGTATCCGTTGTATTTCCAATAGAAATAGCAGCGTTATATGCGTCGTCTCTGTGTCTTGGATAATAATGAATAGATGCACCATTATCAATGTCACAAGTAAATCCAAGTCCAGTCAATACAACTGTTCCAGCCTTACCACCTACGGAATATCCATGAGGAGCTGCAGTGGTAATTGTCATGATACCACTTACATTATCATACTCAGCAGTTGAGATGCCCAATGAAGGAGAATAATCACAAGTAAATGCAATTCCACTAAGAACAACAAAATCCCTTTCGGAAAGATTATGATTCTTTCTTGTTGTTACAGTAGCAACACCAGTAACATTATCATATGTAATATTAGAAAACTTAAGTGGTTTAAGTTGTTTGGTGGTCATTGCAACACCAGATGCAACGACAAATTCATCAGTGTCTACACCATGTCCAGCAAATCCTTGGAATGTACCAGAAAGCATTTTATGGGTGTGTATTCCAAGAGTAGAAATACCAAGTTTTACACTAAAATCAATATTATTGTTTACAGTAATTTCATAGTAAGCTCTTTCATCTAATGGATATGTCTTATCGCCATAGGGTGTACTGAATCCAATTCCTGTGAGTTTTACGACATCTCCACTATTCATCCCATGAAGATTCTGACCCTGAATCGTCGCAATACCTGTAGATGGTGTGTAATAAACATTTGCAATTGTAGTAACAATGCCAGTTGGATCACCATGTGCATTAATTGTCGTTACACCAGTGGAGGATTCATAATCAACGTATGCAATCTTCTTAGGAGTAAAGTAATTTGCACCTGGATCAGTAATAGTAAATCCAGTAATAATACCAGCTTGTGCAAGACTTACTGTACCACCAGTAACGTAGTTGTGTGCCAAACTATTAACACCAACAAATCCAGTAAACGTGTCAGTGGTAACGTCTAAAATATCAAAACCTACAAGGTTTCTTCCTTCAAGAATATTAGTATCAATACCAGCTCTTACTGTTCCACCTGTAGAATATGTGTAAGTGGTGGTGCCAAGTCCCGCATTGACTTCAAATGTTTGTGTGTTTGCAATAGAAACGATTGGATAACCATCTTCTCTAAAAAGAGTTGGGAATCCTTGACCATCAATAACAGTAATCGCTTCTAATACTACATGTCTATGGGAATTAGTATCTGTTCCAATCCAGTGACCTTCATCACAAGTAATTGTAGCAATACCCGTTGTAAACGTGTATGAAAAAGTAGAAATAGTTCTTGGTGGTAAACTTTGTACAACAGTTACACCACAACCACTGACTCTAACTCTATCACCTTCTTCAAATCCATGAGGAGCAGACGTTGTGAACGTCATGATGCCCAATGAGTGATTATAAGTTGCAGTTGAAATATTAAAGGAAGCAGTCGTATTGACACCAAGATGTGCGGTTGCTAATGCACCACCACCCTCTGCACTTCGTATAATGACCTGTGGCGGTTCTCTATACCCCTGCCCTGGTCCCGTAAGTTGAATTGTACTTACTTCACCACTGGAGTTAATACCGACCTTGGCAGCGCCTTTTAGGGGGTAGTAGAATCCAGCACCAGTTTGCAAACCTACTCTTTGGATTCTACCTGCTCTTGGAACACCACTAAGGAAATTAATATCATTAGATACTGGATCAACAATCTCAAAATCCAATCCTGGAGTTTGAATTACATTATTAATAAGAATAAATGGATTATTACTAATGTCAGTACCATCATTGACATTATTGTAGAGTGCAGTAACAATTCCTAAGTTTTCACTGAGTGCAAATTGAGTTCCTGCAACACCAGTAAAGTCGAGAGAAATATCATCAAGAATTAAATTATAGTCACTAGGTTCATATGGATTCAATTTTCTGGAGAACATTCTTCCAGCAAATGTAGATCCAGTTTTTAATCCTACAGGACCTTGTTTTCCATAAGGAGGTGCAGTGAAAAAGATCTCATCATCAACAATGTTGAAATCTCCAGTAAAAATAGAAGAAACTCCTGCAGTATGAGCGGCTGCAACAGTTCCAAATACACCTCTATCAATAAATGCCTGACCAGAAGTAGTTGTAGAGAATACTGGGTAGTATCCAGCACCAGCCCTGAAGACAACAATCTCAGTAATACTACCAATACCAGTATTATCAATGAGTGGATAAAAAACACCTTCTACTGTGGGTGTTTCTGTTCCTTCTACAGTAACTTTTGGGGGATCTGTACTAGCATATCCCGATCCTCCCTCAACTACTTCAATCTTCTCAATACCATAGGAGGAATTAAAAAACGGTTTTAGTATCGCACCGCCGCCAGGAGTAATTCTCGTTGACATTTATTCCTCCTTATGAAATATTCAGAGAACTACTGCAATAGACCCTAGTTAATCCTGTTCCGTCTCTAACGATGCTAAATGATAAAATATCTTCTTGGTTTGTAGAAGGAGGTGGATTGCCACCGACCCATCTAATGCCACCAGCAACAGCATTACCGTTCACCTTACAAGCATCACCATAAGTGGACTGTTGTCCAGCATTATTAATAAACGTTACTGTTGTTGCTTTACTATTCAAAGTTGGTACGTTAATAAACGACCATGTACTTACGGATGTAGTTAATCCACCCAGCAATACTGTTCCTTGACCAACATCAACTGTTAAAGTTCCCCCAATCGCAGTCAATGTTGTATTGAAATTATTAACCACCTTTTCAGTGATAGAACCATTCAGGTGACTCATACCCGTGTGAGTAGTTACACCAATGATTTCCGTATCACCATTTACAACCAATCTGGAAGTAGGTGCAGTTGAAGCGACACCTACCTTACCATCTGAAGTAACAACAAATGCACTCTCATCTGTTCCAACTTCATCTGAAACCTGTAAACCATGTCCACTAGCCTTAGGGACTGCATGGATAGCAGGCCTTTCTAGAGAATATGAGGTTACTTGAAGTTGAGATGTTGGAAGAGATGTACCAATGCCAACAAAACCATTCTGGATTCTGAAAATTGTCTTTGCGAATCCAACTGCAATTGTGGTATCTACAGGAGTTCCAGACTCCTGAATTTTCATACCCTCAGTAAAGTTAGCAAACTGAGAAGTAATAACACCAGTAGTATTAATACTAATGTCTCCCGTAACTGACTTTGCAGTTCCAGCAAGAGCCGAAGTGGATGCAATACCACAATTGGTAGAATATCCAGCAGTAGATGCAAAGGAAACGAAACTTACTAAATTCGTACCATCACCGAACTTATCATAAATGTCATCAAAGTTCGAATTAATTTTTAAAGTCGCATTAAGTAAAGTATCTCCTGTGCCATCATTCGGGGCTGACCCTGTATTAATACCCTGTTTAGCCATTATTCAAAGGAACTTTTCTGTTATTTATAGTTAATATGGAGGGTTGTCATCTGCAGTGACGAACGAGTTAGAAACTCGAATCACTGAAGAGTTCATCCTGTTTACATCGTAGTAGAAATTTTGATCTACAACACTATTTACCTCAGCACTTCTGGAAGATACAAATGTACCGTCTCCAATAAAGTTAATTCTGATATATTCATCATCTAAACGAATAATATCTCCAATGGAAACCGATCCAATACCAGAAGTAATCGTTACCTGCTGAGAACTTGCATTGATTCCTGAACCAGTAGTGACAGATAGTTTCTTGTTACGAAGAGGACTCTGTACAATACCATCAACAAGGATCAGAGCATTTTCATTTGGATTTTCATATCTCAATGTATGTATTCCAGTTCCAAGAGACTTCATGTCAAAGATGACAGAAGTTGATAATCCAGAGAATCTAAATTTAACATCATCAAGTTTTTGAATGAATACTTCATCTGGCATTACATTCGAACCCAACTCAGTTGGAGAAAGGAATAAGTTATCTGTAGGTGTAGAACCACCGATATAAGTTCCTGCAATAGAAATTGTGTTGGTTGCCGCATATCCAGAACCTCCACTCAGAACTCTAACTGCACTAACATCCAAATTAACATCTCTTTCTACTTCAAAGATTGCACCAGATCCAGCACCATCATTAGTTCCTTCTAAGTTGGTATAAACTGTTTGGATGCCAACTCTTGTACCAGAAATCTTAGTAACGGGGAATGTCAAATCATTTGCTGGACTTGCACCACCAAGATGAGTACCTGCAATACTTACATTATCACCAACATAATACCCAGAACCACCTTCTCTCAATACTACATTAGTAGAAATTGGTTGACCTGTTCCAGTGTCATATGTAATCATAACTGTAAATGATGCACCAGTACCCCTGGTGGAAATGCCTGGGAAACCAGTTCCAAATCCAAACATTTTAGCACCTACAATTGGATTAGCAACTGTAGAAACACCTGTTACTGGCCCACCAACTTCAAAGTTAATTCCATTTTCAAACATGGAACTTCCACCAGCACCAGACACTCCCATAAGGATATGTCTTTCACTAGTAGTGTAAGAAGTTGTAGCAACACCAATTGGAGTTCCACCACCCCTATCAATGATTACTTTCTGACCACTCTGGAAGTTGTGGTTTTGAATAGAAATTGAATTATTAGTAAGATCAACTACTGCAGAACTTGAAGAATCAAATTGTTTCTTGAATAGAGGGACACCTCCCGTTCTAAGTGGGAAATTGGTCTTACCAATCAAATTGCCCGATCTATCCAGACTTCCATCGAATCCGTCACTGATATCATCAATCTTAAGAACTTTATTAGTCTTGTTTAAGATATAACTCTTAAGTGGTCTACCTTCTGGGAAGAAGACTCTTTGAACGGCACCATCTTCTAATGGATCATCTTCAGTAACCATTGCAAAGTTACTCTTAGATCCCAAATAAGCCTCATTATCAATATTAATTAAAAGATCAAGTTTTGGTTCTACAGTTTTAACTTTCATGTTTGTGGACTTAGCGAGTCCAACAGAAACATAGTTATTTGCAATTGCATCCTTCTTAGGATCACCCACAATCTCCAAATCAGAGAATTCTCGGAATCCCGATGGGTGAACAATAGATCTTACAGATTCTCTCCATTTGGAGTAAGAAATCTTACTCTTAATGGAGTATGAGAACTTCTGATAATAGAAGTTATCAGAAACTCTCTGCAGATAATCATTGAGAATACCGACAGATTGATCAACTTCGCCAACTTTTTCTCTAGAAAGTCCAAGTGAAGTTCTAATATTAAATCTGTTTACATCCTCAACTTTACCAGCGAGTTTAGATCTTTCACCATAAAGGGTATCACCAACTCTAAGTTCACCTTGACTATTAGTTAGTCTCAATTGATTAAGTTCTACATCCCAACCATTTTCAACAACGACTGCTTCAAACTTATCGGAAGTAACTTTCTCACCAGAGAAGAATTTAGCATCATCAACAAGTCTCATTTGGAACTTGGCGAGATCCTTAGCATTGTGAATATAACCTAAGGTAAAATCATCGTCATAACTACCAAGTGTTCCTGTTGCAATACCAGCAAGACTGTAAGTAACTCTAAAGTTTATTTCATCAACTGCAGTAACATCAAATTGTCTATAACCATAGTTTTCCGAGTTAAAGTTTAACTCCCCAGCTGCACGAGAAGCTGGTTTTAATCTGCAACCTTCAACATAAACTTTATCACCAACTTTGAATGGGAAGTCGATATTAGTAGATCCATAACCAGTTGTAATTGGTTTATAGAACTGTTGATCAAGTAAAAGTTCTACTGTTACATCAGAACCACTATGAGTTATTTGGTCAATATCATATCCATTAGTATTTCTAGTGGGAACGATAGTTAAAGGAGCATCAAATTCAAATGCATTAGTAAGAACTTCAACTCCGACAACAGAACCACCTTGAACTACTGCCTGAAGATCAATATTATCATTACCAATGACTTTTAATTTTGGTGCTTGGTGATAGTTCACACCACCATCCGTAACCAAAACATCTCTAATTCTAGCAATACCACTGATATCACAGACAGTAGGTACACTTAAGAATGGCAAGAGTGTAGGATCCGTTGGATAATCAAATCCATCCTTGATTCTCTCAGTAGTTTCAATCTTACCAATCTTATCAGAATTAATCTTAATTACTGCATCTCTGCCCTGTAAGGTATCAAAACCAATAACTCTTGGAAGTTTATTATATCCTTTGCCTTCAAAATTAATCTTTGTTCTAGCAATAGGACCAAGTGCGTCCAAAGAATCTGTTTCATAGAAAACAGTCGTCAATCCAGATGTGGTTGTAAACAGTTCAGCACTAGTTGGTTGTTTTGTGAGATTGAATGAGAAGTTTTTATCGTCAGAAACGAGAACTTCATGTGTATCTTCAAGAAGACTAGATTCAACTGTAATCGAATTGAATCCTCTAACCGTATTATCAACAGAGAGTTGATTCTTTCTTTGATCTGTAGGAACAATAGGAGTTAGTGTATAGAATGATTTTTTAGGGAATCCAGCAAGAGTTCTAATTTGAACATTTGCACCAACTTGGCCAGGAATACCATCACGAATCAAATTGAATGATCCAGAAGTACCGTTAACATCAAGTTTCTTTCTAAACTGAAGGTCCTCAAAAATGTCCAGTCTCATATCAGCAAGACCAGCATCAGAAACATCAATTTTCAGAATGTTACCTTTACTTACAGTAATTGGTGGATTAACTTTTGCCAGATCATATGCACCCGCAGCAACAGAAGTAATTGCAACTCCAACACCATTCTTCACATCGGCAAGATCTTTACAGAGTTTAATTCTTTGAGAACTTTCTCTGAGAACGAAATAAACTTCATTATTGTTAAGTTCATTAACTGTGTTGCCATTATTATAATAAACAACTTTATCACCAGACTTAAATGATAAATCAGTAAATTCAAAACTACTATCAGAAGCATCGAAAGTTGTACTGGACCAAGAAACTTTATTGGTAGTAATTTTTCTCAGTACAGGATCATATAGAATTTTTACACTTTCCTCTACAAACGGAACCGCTTGAATAGAAATTTTATCACCACTACTCAAACCATGAGAAGAACCAGTAGAAACTTGACCTCGGAAAGTTTGAACTGTACCAGTTACAAGTTGATTTGTTGTTGTAAACGAATGTGCCAATCCAATTGGATCAGCAATCGTATACCAATAAACAGCATCACCTACTGTTGGGAATCCTACTGTAGAAATACCAAGATAATCTGGACCAAAGTTAATAGCATAAACATCTCCACCATCTACAAGGTTCTCAGTACCAATACCACTGGTAGATCCCGCAGAAGTTTTGACCCAAGTTAATGATGTTCCGCCAACACCAACACGGTAATTAATCTTCTGTCCCGTAGTAAATGGATGATTCTTAATATAAATCGATCTCTCAGGAATAACTCTGGTGAACTTAGTTTCAGTAGTAACTGTTCCAATTCCAGTAGATGTCAAATAGTGAATAGAACCTGTGCTTCCCACACCAACTGCGTATGTTGGATCAAAGAACAATGTTCTATTATCAAAACCAAGGAAATTAGAACCCTTTTCAATATCATAAGTGAATCTAGTAGGTTTCAGTTCAACTGAAGAACCAGATTTATGAGTTTCAGCAAGTCCTACTTGTCTATTAACTCCCAACCTAGAGAATTCACTATCAATAGAAGTGACTCTCATAAGTTCTGTACCAATGCCAATGATATCGTTAACTTCAAATCCACCAACATCGGTAACGGGAACGAAAGTAGAAATACCAGTTGCACTCAATTGATCTAAGAACTGAGTAAGAGCAACTTTTCTGTTTACAACTGATACTCTATAAGCACCTTCAATGTCCGAAAGAACTGCTGTAGACACTCCACTAGTAATAATGGTTTCTCCATTAACTAATTCATGAGGATCACTCGTTCTTCCATGAATAATGTTATTGACAGGTCGGAGAACTACATTAGTGAAAGTCGAAACACCTACGGAAATTTCCGAAACATTTTTACCAAGAACATGTGATACAACAATATTGGTTCCTGTTCCATTTGTTCCAGCATTGTCAAGATTCAATCTATCTCCAACTCTATAATCTTCACCTGGTGAGAAGATAGTAGTAGAAGTAATACCAGAAGTTTGAATTTGAGTGACTTTAAATTCCTGTTTAAACGAAGAATCTACCTTATCAATCAAATCATAAATTGAATTCTCAACATTGGTATAGTATGGACCAATATTTCTAGTAATTTTAAGTTCAGCAAGATTTTTATCTTGATTAAAGTCTGCAGCGAAATTCTCTACAATTGGAGTGTCTTTAAAGTATCTTCCAATAGTATATGGATATTTGGGTTCAGCAACGCCACTAGAATCAACGTCAATTGCATAAAAATATGCATATGTTCCATCGGGGAACTGTGGTGTTACACAATACCTGCCACCGAACTCGTCAAGGTCGCCAGACCCGTTGTATTCGTAATCATCAGTAAAGTATCCAGGAGTATACCCAGGAGGTCTTAGGCCTACCTTAGGCGCGGTATTAAGGATATAACTACTCCTAAGTCTCTGTACAGGTCCACCAGTAGCTCCAGAGAATCCATAAGGTCCGTAAATTGGATTACCATCATAGGCATATCCAAGGATAGGAGAGTGTTGTGGATTATTAGTAAGTTCCAGGTTACCAGAATCAATATTGTCGCCAACCTGGAATCTCAGTCTATTTGCAGGATAGATGTTAATAAACTGTAGACCAAGTTCCCTGTTGGTATTTGGTTTCGTCAATGCAGCGTCAAGAGTATTAATTAAGTTTCTACTCTTAACTTCCTGATTAATTTTCCACTCATGAACATTAGCAATAAACTTGGCATCTCTACCACGATTCTGTAGAACCATAGTAGTATTTGCTGGGTTATAATTAACCCCACCATCAGTGATTCTTACACCAGTAATACTGCCATTTGTTTCATCAATAATTGGACTGATATTTGCAAAGTCACCGTCACCATAAACAACAATATCAGAATCTTTTCTATAACCTCTACCAGAAGCAAGAATTTGAACGTCAACGATTGACCCCTCAACCAGAATAGGTTTGAGTAGTGCTTCAAACGTAACAGTTGCAATACCTACATTTGGTCTTCTATGGAAGTTTAGAATATTTGTACAACCATAACCTGCACCACCTTGTTCCAGATATACACTTTCAATACTTCCAAGGACAAGGGGTTCCAGTGTTGGATTTGTAATTGCAGTTGAACCAATACCAGAAAGAGTCTCTACCTTAATTTCAATAGGTGGATACTTAATTGTATGAGTGCCTGCACCTACACCAGAAATCCTAGCAAACTTACCTGCTTTAAAATCACTATCATCTCTAGTTGTACCAATACCAGCATCAGTTAACTTAAATCTTGCACTATCAAGTCTAGTTACAAAATATTCAGTTGTAGTTGATAGACCTTGTGCAGCAGTTGATGAGAATTCATATCTTACAATTTCACCAGTTCTAAATGCATGGTTAGGTGCATAGAAGTAATCATCAGATGTACTAATACCAGTTTGAATATCACCCTCAGTTGGTCTAGCAGGAACTCTGATTCTTTTGTTAGAGTATCCTTCACCAGGGTTCTTAACGTAAATCCTAGTAATAGTGTTTTTACCTTTCAGAGTTTTGAAAGAATGGAAACCATTACTTACCGATCCGATATTTACCGTATTAATACCAGAAACAGCATCAGATCTGCTAGAGTGTAAGGAGATAGTTTTGTTATCAACAGGTCTCGCAAAGTACGAAGATTTATCTACAATACCACCAACAGCAACGTTATTATTGGATTCATAAATGACTTCTTCACCAAGTTCAAAGTTGTGCGGATCTGGAAAATCAATAGTATCGGAAGCAACATTAACTCCATTACCATCAGCTTTAAAAGAGGATACAATTCTTCCTTTAACAAAGTTGGATTCGAGAACTGCACCTACACCATTACCACCCGATACAGTAATCTTTGGTTTTTCTTGATAACCAATACCAGGACTGATTAACTTAACTTCTTTAAATGATCCAGTAACATTTGCAAATGCAATAGCTCCACTACCAGCTTGATCTTGAATAACTAGTGGAGGTCCATTAATTACATCAAAATCTTTACCAGCATTAGTTACTTCAATAGAATCAATTTGACCGAAGAAAATTTCCTCATCAAAAACTGATGCTGGATACAATTCAACACCATTAACAAGAATACCTACAGCTTTGTTATCTGTTTTTCTCTGAGAGGGATCATCGAAGAAATTTTCCTGTTTATAGTATGGGAACTTTCTTAATAATTTCTGGTTCTTTGCATTCTGATCTTCCCAACCACTCTTATAAACATATTGACCTGGAAGATCTCTAGAAACATCAATATACTGTCCAGCAAATACGTCAGACGCACTATAAGAAAGTTGGAAGTCAAAGTCATTGATATTAGTTACAAAATAAACACCAGTAGCTAATCCACTGTTGTAACTATTGTTCCAATAAATCTTATCTCCAGTAACAAAGTTATGTCTAAACGGTGTGGTTGGACTTAATGGGTCTACCGATTTAATAACATTTGTAGTTCCACCAGTTGTGCCTGCTTGTGGTGGATCGGTTTTAATGAATACTTTATTGTCAGTAGCAAAGATTGGATAGTTTGGAACACCACCAGATGTAACGTAGAAACTTTGTTCATCATTATCAAGATAACTATTCTGAATACCTACAGGTACGTTTTCTAAACCTGGGAAGTAATTGGCATTGTGAGATGCCTTAACGATGATCTTCTCAACTCTATCAATGTTGGAAGGAACAACACCACTGGTCTGAACAATAATCTTGTTAGAGGATCTATCAGTTTCTGTACCAGTTGAATATTCAATATCCTTAATCTGAGCTCTTACCTTTTCATTCCTAGAATTAATCAAAAATAGTTCTTCGTCAATAAAGAACACGACAGAATCAAACAGTTCAACTCTAAATGTGTTAATGTTTTGCTGTGTGAGATTCTTAATGACGTGTTTCGTCGGAATATTATAAATCCAAGGTTCAAACTTAGGATCATCACCAAGATCAAATCCAAAAGATGAAAGATTTAAAGTATCATCAATTCGAATATTAGATGTATCTGTAAAGTCAACATTATTGATAACATTAACGAATCTGAACTGAACTAGAGAAGTCTGTCCCAATCCAGCGTAGGCATACGCCAATTTGTCCTCAGAAACGTCTGCACCGAACAAAAGGTTAGTTGTGATACCTGTGACACCTAAAAACTGATTACTAGTCTTATCGGCGTACTCAACAGTGATGAAATCTGAAATTGGTGTTGGTTTCAGAAGCAAACTACCAGTTCTACCAAATCCAATTGTAGAATCAACCAGAATATTATCAGCACCAGCAGTAACAGCTTCTAAAACTTTAGTTTTACCTGGAACTGAGAAAGTACCACTGAAAGAACCCGAATCAAGGGAAATTTCATAAAAATCTTTGTCATTAATAGGTCGGTATTCAATATTATAGATTGAAGCGCTAACAGTACCGACTCCAACAATGTCTTGGTTTAAAAAATTACCTTTAGTCTCAATAGCGTCTCCGCCAAAGAGTTTTTCGACCAAAACATTACGAGTTTTGAAATAATTGTTTGAAGAGGGGACTAAAGTGTATTCGGAAGGTTTAATAATCTCAATATCTTCACCATAAAGCAATTTGAACATTACTTTATAGGAAGTATCCGTTCCTTTAGCACTATAAAAGTCTTTTGCTCTTGTTAGAATAGTAGAAAGGTTTACACCTTCCGTAAAAGATCTATTTTCGAATCCTGGCAAGAATTCAGACTTAAATTTAGTAAAAAACTCTTGTAAAAAGAGATTACTTAAATTAAAGACGTATTTTGGATCAGTAACACTACCAACAGTGTGGTCATCAGCATCAGTGAGAGAAAATTGTAAAAATTCCGATTGAATGTCTTGTTGGATTTGGTCAATTCCAGAAAATCCTCTAAAACACTCCTCAAAAGAGTTGAGAATGATTGCAATAGGAATTTGTCCACCTACGCCAAGTGATTTTTGACTTGCATAGATGAATTTATCACCAACCGCACCAACAGTAGTGCCTGCAGGGAAATATGTACCTGCAGAAATAGACATACCAACTTCAATATTGCTGGTATCTTCCATTTCGATAATATTCGACTGATTTGCGAAATTACCGACTCGTGTAGCAACTACTTTGTTCTCAATTCTCTTTTTATAGACAATAATCTCATTATCAATCTTCAGGAGACCAAATTTATCAGGCCAACCTGCAGTAGATAGTACCTTAATAGATGTTTGACCAGAAGTGATCGTTTCCGTAAGTGCAGTATAGGGAATTAACGACTCCCTATTAAAAGCTGGGATCTGTCTATACTTTGGAAGGTTTACGGCAAGGTCTACCGTACCAGATTGGTGTTCTACCGACGCATAATAACTTTCCAGAAACTCTTTGAAGAAAGGAGACTCTTCATTGAGAAATTCTGGAATCTGAGACTCAACAATATTGCTAAATTTGACTCTCTTGATCTCGGATTTAGATTGACTCATTTATCTGGTATACGATCCGTTTAAGAAGCTGGAAGTTGTAATGTATTGTGTAGCAGAAGTGTTTTCACCAGAGGTAACAACGTCCTGAATGGTGCTGACTCTACTATTTCCAATATCAACCTGTAAATACAGGTCTTTAAGTGCAATGATATCGTTAGATTCTGGAACTGCTTCGATTTGAACGAATCCAGAAGCTAAATCAGTACCCGTTATATTTACCACATCTAAAAGAACCTCTCCTTCGTCGTACTTCACAATGCCTGCATTGTTTTTGACGATGATTGGAGTGTTATTTTCCAGTTTAAAGAATACTAGTCTTCCTCTAGTCAAAGTTTGTGGAACATCACCAATGTAAATGGTTCCAGAAACACCATCAATGTTAAATCCAGAAGATTTGATGCTGTAACCAGTTCTCTTTTGATGGAACTTGTTACCAAAACACAATTCGTAAGTTGCAAACGTGTTTAATTCAGGAATCAGATCTCTCCTAATACGAACTTTAGTAATATTGGATGTAACCCCCTTATCACTATCATCAATCAATCCAACAACCTTAGAATATTTAAATCTCCCACCAAAACTGTTAATGTCAGCAGATTTAGCATATGCATTAAGAGTGTTAATCACCTTTGTTCTCAATCCAACAGGATCAGCAACAACGTTTGCGTTATAGTAAACAGAAGAATCAACTTCAACATAGAGATATTGAAGATCAACCAATTCTGGTTTGATTCCAGCAATGGAATACTGTTTTAACTGTCTCAAAATACCATCTTTTGTAATTTGAGAAAGATAACTACCATTTTTAGGTTTTACTGAAATAAAAACCTTTCCAAATTCAGGAGGATCCAATTCTTCCCCGCCATATGCGGTCACAGTCTCCACGTTTGAGTAGATTAGGGGAATGATACTCTTATAATCATTAGCAGTGACTGCACGGTACTGGGCTGCGTACACACGAGGCGCCAGATACTTGATAGAGTCAATAGATTCTACAAAATCTCCCCCATTAGAACTGTCATTAGTGGTAATAAGAGAAACACCACTAGTAATTGTTGCTCCCTGATCGTCTTTTAAGACTCCAGCGAAGGAGAAGTTAGCTGAACCATTACCATCTCTACCATTTGTAACAATATAACTTACATCAATTGTAGAATTAGCGGGTGGTTTCTTGCCAAGGATGTTATCACCGAAGAGAATTTCGTATTTTTCGTCTTCAATCTCTTGAACAAGGAATAATTTGGAGGTTGCATCCACATTTAGGATGTTTGAATACTTCTGATAGGTTTCAGAAGTAGTAGAATTCACTCTAACTCGGATAGACTCGACATCAACGTTCGAGTTAGGTACAATATAACGCTGATTTGGTAAAGAGTAGTCAACTCCGAATGATTTGGTGAGGTAGATTCCTTCATAAACACTAATTTGATCAAAAATTGCGAGGTTTTGGTCGTTTACAGCGACAACAAAGTCCTCGGGAATGGAAAAAACGTAACTTCCACTCTGAACGTTACCCAAAACAACCGTTCCAGCCTTCAATGTAACAGTTCTAGTTTCATTTGTACCCAAATCTACCGTAAAACTGATAACAGCTTCTGCAGATCTAGAGGATCTTGGGACATAACCAATGTTTCTTGCAAGTGAAACGACATTTTCACGCAAAGTAGCGCTGTCAAGGAACACTTCATTGACTGCCATGTTAGTATTGTAGGCAGTAATGTAAGTATTATACGCAAGAATGTCAATCAGGACCGAAAAGTTTGATCCATCGAAGTCAAAATCGGAAAAATCCGTGTTAGTTCGAAGGAAATCCTTTACTTGATCCCTAATTCCATTAAAATCTAGGTTTGTAAATTGATTAAACGCCATTATACTCTAGTTGGCTGGAGGAGGAACTCGATATTTTGAGTGGGAAAGGGTAAACCCACTATGTCATAACGTATATTTACTAACATTTCATTAGAATCCATAGGATATGACACCAAAACTTCACTAGTTTCAATCCTAGGTTCGTAGTTTTCAAGTAAAACCCTTATTTCTGTCTCAACTGACGCAGCAATTTCAGGTGTTTGGTTCTCAAACATCTGATTTTCTACGTTTGCACCCAAAATTGGTTGGAAAAAACGTTCGCCCATACGAGTACGAACAAGGTTTACCACTGCTCTCTTGATCGCATCCTCATTTTTTAACGGCATAATGTCGTTAGTGACTGGATGGCGACGAAAAGTTAAGCTTATATCCTTAAATGTCCTCGAAATTGTAGATCTACCAGCAGTAGTTGTTATTCTCCTACTAGCATCGTAGTCGTTGGGCATGGAAATTTCCCTGTTTAATTACTATCTATAAGGGTTTTGTTCCATTTTTGACCGTAAATGGGTTCAGTACCATATTCCCAGTCATCATAATCCTCATCATTACGAATTCTTTCGTGAAATTCGTTCTGTTTTTTAAATTTTTCACCATCGTGAGCAATTTCACGAATCTGGTTTAGGTATCTGTCCGATTTTGGGTCAGTTATAAGCGTCATTCCCGAATTAATAAACTCTTCGCTCATATCTGGAACTGGATGAACAGACATAATTGCCTCCTAGAGCTCTGCGGACAGAACTTTTATGGAGGTTTCTATCTCCAGTTCTATTTAGAGTCGAATTTCCAATGGTTATTTGGTTGTTCCCACCAAAAATGCAAGTCTTCTACTGCATCGTTATAGTATAATGTTACAAAGTCACTCTTAAACTTACTTCCAAGGTTCTCACAAAGAGCAACTGTATAGTATTTGTTACTGGAAACCAGCTCCATTTGCTGTGTAATCCATGTATAGTTACCGCCCCTGATAACTCCAGCTTCAATCAGGACGAAATTATCCCATTTACGAGCCCAGTCAATGTACTTTTCCGCGAAATCGACCTTGTAGTCCAGACTATCTTCATCGGGGAAGGGTACATTTACCGATTCAATATGAAAAATCTCCCCATCCATGGATAATGAATGAGAGAGATGTTGTGTAACAACCGCAGAATAGTCAGGAGACACCATCAAGAAGCATGTTTTTGATGGATGAATGTCGATATCGGACATTTTGATTCGATATGACATCTCTTGGATCAGAGCCATCTCCTGATCCTGCGATATGAATTTAAGTTTTTTCACTACTCAACCAGCAGCAAGTGGTGAATGTACAGATGGTTCTGCTTTCGCTGCCTCTCTACGACCACCACCTACGACATAATTAAACTGCATTGCGTCTTCTTTAGCTGCAGGTTCTGCATTTGGAGACATTCTAGGATCTGAATCAGCCATTACTTTCCTTGACCTCGGTAACGTTTGCGTTTTGCGTTTGCGGAACTAGCAGAATATTTAGAATTCTTGCCATTTCCCTGCCTCGTCTTCTTGGGAGTCGATTCAACAAAGGATTGACCTGAACGAGAGATCTTCTTAACAGCCATTATTTAGTCCTTAGAATTTGTTTTCGCGATTTTTTTGGGTTGACGACGCGGTTGAAACGCGCCGCCGCAGAATATAAGAGATCAGATGACTCGGGTCTTTTCGTGACCAACACGAATCAGAGGATCACACCAGATCTCATAACCAGCCTCTTTGGCATCCAGACAGAAGGAGACATCCTCTCCACACATGTCTTGAACTTCACCAGAATCAAAGACCTGCATCTTAGGTGCAAACCAAGGATATTCCATCTTAGGATTTTCAAACACACCGTGCTTAATCAGAGTCCAACCGAAACCAGTGTAGTCAACTGTGAATGCCTTACGACGACGTGAGATGGATTCTCCAGTCTCGTGGTTCATGACACCACCATTCTTTGCGAAGTCATCTTCTTCCAACCAGTGAGCAACCGAGGTAGTCTTTCCGTCCTCAGTCATATACCAGCCACATGCAATATCCTTATCCATTGCAACGAGACGGTAGAACTTCTCTGAATCGAAAACAATGTCGGAGTCAATCCACAGTTGGTAATCATACTTGAGTTTACCATCCCAAGGAAGTTGATTAGGACCTCGAAGTACATTGGCACCCAGCACCTTACAACGTGCAAAGTTAACCATCGAGGAGTAGTCTTGTGAAATTTGAATACTTGCACCACGTTGTACAAGATCAAAACAGAGTTGTACGAAACTCTTCAAAAATTGATATGAGACTCCTCGACCAGGAAGACAGAAGACAATTGCTTTACCTTTGACCATCTCTTGTGCAGCTTCGAGATTAAAGGCGTCTTCTACTTTCTTTGGTTTGGGAGCGTTTGCTTTAACGGTAAATCCTTTAGCCATAGTGTTGAATAGTGACAATGATATTTTACCACGGTAATTCAGTCATTGCAACAACCGTGATGTTGAGTTATTTAGCCTTGTTCGCAGGGGACGATTTTGATCTTTTCCTTACAGAGATCATCATCCCTATACCAATCAAAATACTCCTTGACAAACGTCATCTTGTGATCAAGATCTTCTTTTCGACAAGCTTCTATGATCTTATGCTTGCCGATATAAACATCATAAGTTGAACTCATCTTGAATCTTACCTAATAGATCTTCCAATTCCTGTTTTAAACAATGGTTCAAAAGAAATGTTTCATCATTTTCGATACGATACTGAATGGCTTCAACTAGGAGTTCAATTTCATATTGATCTACATCTAGTGACATATTCGTATTACATGTTCTTCAAATATACTTATAAGAATAATAGTTTTAATAACTACATTCTTCATAGGACTTTAACTTAGTTTCTTCAAGGAAACGTATAGGCAGTATATCCAGATTCCAGAAGTCCTCCTCAGGAATCTTGCTTAGTGTCTCTTCCAACTCAGAGGAACTTAAACATGATGCAATTACATCGTAACCTTTGTTGCTTCTCTTATAGAGGTGGAATTTGATCTCATGCATAAACACTTTTTGGAATGTTCACATTATCTATAATACCACTAAGGTTCGCAGAGATCAAGTATGTTACCTTCTGACATTAATCTATGTCTCTTACCTGTTACTCTTGCCCTATTACTAGCTGTCCTATATGCAGATGCTACATGGTGCATAGTCTGATAGTGTTTCCAATAACCGAATTGGTCTTGGTATTCTATATCGACCTTTTGGCTCATTTTTATACCTGAAAAATTTTTTTAATTCACTTATAATCACTCTCGCGTTTTTGGTCCGTTGTAGGTTAGGTTCCCTGTACGCTTTTAATATCGCTCAGGGATCGCTACACATAAGGACACAAAATACCTGCTCATTCGCTGCTCTTATTATCGCATAGTTTGGGGAGAATGGCAACACCCTCCCCAGAGACTGCCTCAGATCAGTGTAGCGTGCTTGTCGTTAATCTTGCCACGATTCGTGTTAGTCCTGATGCCCTTAGTTTGTGTAAGCACGAGCATAGACTTCCGAGGTTTTGCTGCTTTCAGCACGGTGTACTTAACTTTACCCTGAGCATCAGCAATTGCCAAGTCAAGTTTAGAAGAGGTTGCGAGAGTGGTGAGATCCATGATGAAAAAAGTGAGTTCAGAGAGTGTTAACGAAAGGGAGGCAATCTTAGTTCAGACGCATACCACTAAAGAAAGGAATTGAAGTGCCATCCTGAAGACGAACGTTCCAAACATATGCCTTCTGATATACACGTTCACCAGGCAGACCATTATACTCAAGGATCGCATTTAGACGACTCTTAGTTGTATTGGACTGCCACCCACCATCATACAACTCGATGAATCCCTCACCGATTGTAGCAATGTGGTTTCCGTGGAGATATACACGAGAGACCTCAGACTGCTCATCGAAAGTAACAGCGGTATTGGCAGACTGCCAGTTGATGCTGTTAGCGATTGCAGTGTTCATTTGTTGCTCGATCTTTCTCATGATTGTCCTTTGTTTGTTGTTATCCTAATTATAGGGCATGAGAGGACCTCTGGCGGGTAATAGTGGACACCTTAGAGATTGGCACATAACTGCTCTGAATTCTCTAAGCATTCGATGGTTTTCTGAAACTCCACAGAGTCATTATACATTGCCCCACTAAGTATGGCAAACCTCTGAGGCACTTCGAGACATTTAGAGTCCTTATATGTGGTTTTGGGAATGTGCTTGACTTTTCAGAGATTTCATGGTAGACTGAACGCCAAGATGACTATAAAATCTCCCCTTTATTATAAGAACTCACGAAAGAGATAGAGCACGCAACTATGTTTTTTTAACCATTTATTTAATAGCATAAAAAATACTGCCCAGTAACTGAGCAGCATATTCTGAGATACTTCCGAGGGTATTTGAGCACCTCAGAGCACTCCTGATTTCTCCTCTTGAATGATGCTTACTGTATCTCTTAGAATGAGCAAGTTCTCATACATAATGCCCTTATCAGGATTGCTCACAGTAGTGTACGGTTTGAGTGCTTGAAGCGTGAGCATTTTAATTAGAGTGAGTTGCTCATCAGTGAAATTAGTTTGGTATGTTCTAGGCATTGAATTGTCCTAGGTTTTCAACATAAACGCTCTTCACTCTCTCCTTATCTCTCAGTTCTAAAAGTTCTTTCCAATTCCATTCACTCGGACGCACACAGTTTGTATCATCTACTGTGAAATCTAGAGTAACACGATAGCGGGTGAATGTACGCTTTTTCGTTTTGAGAGACATGAGCAGAATAGCGATGGGTTAGTGATACACTATTTTAGTGTTTATTGGTCTTATTGTCAATGGCATAACCATAGTAAATTAGCACTTCCTTATATAGATCCTCACTATATTTGTACATCCGTTCGGCGTAGTTGTTGTGCTTCTGGTGGTTCGAAGTTGCAATGGTGTTGCTCATAATAAATCAGAGTTTCTTGAAGTGTTAAAATTTTGGGCGCGGCGTCAGTCTCACAAACAATGTAAGATCTTTCACGAGTGTGTACATCTGAAGCAAGGCGAATCATTTACTTAGAATACAATGTGCCAACGTTTGATTGTATAAAGTCCTTGGTATCTTGTACCGTGGGAAATGTTCTTAATCGGGTCATGATTTGAACGGTTTCGCCATCTTCCAACTTCTGAGGCGTGTACTTATAAAGAATAAATCCTTCGCCGTCGATGTTAGTAATGATTTGACCAAAGAGCAACCCATTAAAAAAGATCCACTCCTTATGCCACACTTTCTCGTCGGGATCCATCTTGTAAGTGACATTGAACTCAGGGCGAGTTGTGCTTACTTGGGGATTGTAGATAACCATAATGAATTAAGCAGTGAGTTGATAGATTGTAGCGATTTTAGATTGAATAGACGAAACACGATCAGCAACAGGAATGCCACCAATTAATTCATCCTCTGGGGCATTAATATCATCATACTCAATATACTCATCCAGTGCGGCACTAATTGTATCCCACTCGGCATCTGTAAAGAGTTGTTTGTAGATTGCGGCGGAAGTTGCTTGAGAATCGAGAGACATAATAAAGTGAAGTAAGTGTGAACGAAAAAAGGACGATTAGGAAACTTTGATGATGCGATAGCAGTGAGTATCGCTCCACATTTGATTGTAAGTTGCCATCAAGTTCAGGCATTTCATCAAGTTCATCGGTTGATAAACTGTGTTTTCCCAGTTGCTAACTTTGTGAAATTTGATCTGAAGTTGATACATTTGAAAAGTGCGATTCGTTTGATTAATACTAGTATTGCAGATCTGGCACGGTTTGGCGGATTTAGTGGACACCTTGACGATTGTCCACCTTGATTTCTCTGCTCAACTCTTGTACACTTTCAAAAGTTCAAGCACACAATAGTAAGCATCATTGAACGAATCGAAAGAATCAACGCCAGATGTTACACTAGTAAATTCAGCACCACTCTCATGATATGTGATGGAATGCTTACGGCAAACAGTGAATTGATCGACCCATTTAGTATCACTCTCATCACGAATAGCGGTGTGATTGATGTGAATGTTAGGATTCACTTTCGAGCGATAAATGGAGCGAGTGTTCAGATGATTTGCTGTGAACTCATCACCATAATAGTTTTCAAATTTGATGCCTTGAGAGAATTGAGAAGCGATAACGTTTGTTTTGTTCATATAGGTATGATTGCACAAAAATTACCGCTTTGGCACTTTCCACAGACACTAGTCCCGCTGGCACACTACATGTTCATGCGGTTACATTGTTAGTTTGTTCGAGCAATCGTTCCCACTCTTTAACATCTCCACAATAATGGTTAATTACCTCTTCCTCTAGTTCGAGATCATTACACTTTGTGTAATAATCGTAGAGTTGGTCATAAGCAATCTGGAGCAATGTGTCCATGTCCATGTTATCCACGATTTCATTGGCAAACTTATCACAGATTGCTTCAAATTGCGGATAAGGTAGGCGATGTGCGGCAGATTCAGTCATCGGAGCAAGTTTCGAGTTTGGCGTAGATTGAGTCAATTTCGGGAGGCAATTTGTTCTCGGGAACATCAGTTAAGGCACTATCCAAATAATAAAGAATCGTGCTAACTTCGCCTTCCGTGAATGTAATTACATGTTCACGGTTAAGTTCATCTTCCGTGGGCAATCCGTCATCAATAAATTCTAACCCTTCGGATTCAGATTCATACCAAAATTTATCCCACTCTTTTGGATCGTTTGTAACATCCTCGGTCATTGGTTTGTAGCAAGTGAGTTTTTTAAGTTGGTCTTTTAAGTCAGAAAAAATGTCATCCATCAGAAAGGATTGCTCCAGTTGTATGCTTGATAGTCAGTTACATCGCCTTCTTTGTTGAGCATGTCCACGAAATTGTTCCATGCTTCACGTTTAGCGATCTTGTCGTATTTGAGTGACTTATCGGACATAACTGCCACTTTCCAGTTGTAACGAAACTGGTCGAGAACTTGTGCTTTAGTGTGACGCATGTGAAGTGATTTGCTTAACTTTTAATATAATAACCCATAACCAGTGCAATGGGGAAAATAGTGGACAGCGCGTAAACTGTCACAGTGGGGATTGCCATTAAATCATACATTGTTCAAGAATTGATAGACGAAGAGGCATAGCAGTGTAGGGCGATGTGTCCTCAATGTTGACTACTTCGCCGATTCTTTTACTGTTGATGGGAGCATGATACTGTTGTTTCTTGGTGTTATAGAATCCCCAGATACAACGAGATTCATCACCATTATTGTAATTAAACCGACCATTATATACAGTCCAGATTGCAATAACATTAGTTTTTTGTTGAATGAACTCATAGTGATAACCCTCTGGCGGTTGATGATAAAATTCCATATAAGAATTTACATAGTATTAACGAATGTAGAGATAACTGCCTGCCCAGTCAGCACGAGCAAGACATGTTTCTCTGCTGCTCTCATCGAGTAAATTATATCGCACTCCGTTTACTTGTGGTTTAGACCATGATGCTGCTTTCCATACGTCACCATTGTTCTTATCAATGAAGCAATGTACACTTCTTTGATTGTAATCTTGGTGGATTACTTTCAAGAACCGACGACCAACTTTAATATAAAATTTGTTCTCATGTTCGTCACTCTCTTGAATTTCTTTAATCTTTCGGATGTGATAAACTTCATCATCTTGCTGACTAATAATGGCACGTTGATGCCATTTAATGCCATCTTGTTTTAGATCCTCTTGAAGCGCAACGCACAGTGCATTGGCATACTTAACGATGAGATCTGTTTGAGAAAGTGTAGCGGTCATGATTATTTTGTGGGGAAGTTTTTGAGTACGGCGTCACATAGGTTTTTTTCTAATTCATATAGATCATCATAACTTTCAAATCTGAATGAATCAATGATGCTACCAATGTCTTCCATGAGTTGTTCACGAGCAGTCAGCAGATCCAGATTAGTGTTCATTTTGGAATAGGTGAAAGTTGATATGAAAGACATAAATCAACAGGCACATGCCATTGCAGAGTTGAACAGTTGAGGAATCATAGATTCGTCGGTTACTTGATAACCATAACCATGAGTACGAGAATCAAACTCATACTTAAAATCTTTTTTGTTGATGTAACGCTTGGATTGCGTTTTGCCCATGAAAGTGACAACCTTGAGCATCAAGCGATTGTGAATCTGACCCGTGTGAAATTTGACGGGATAGAAATCAACAACCATGTTGCCGTCTTTAGAAGTGAGTTGCATGATGAAATCCCTTTGACTCTTTAATAATACACCCTGGCGCGTCTCCTGGCGCCTCTGGTGGACTGTTTAGGAAGTGTCCTACACTCCCTTGACAGAACTACTAAGATATGTTTCCTTGGCAGCACAGATGTTATCAAATAGATTGTCAAATGTTTGTGTGTCTAATCTATCATGATAGTAATTTGTGTTGTAAGCATGAATCATTAGATCATATAGTGCTTGATACTGACTCTTTGAAACTTCGATGTTTAATCCTTTTTTGTTTGATCCGTAGATGCCTGAAGTCATGTTTCTTATGTGTGTTGTTATTATTATAATAGGAAATAATGAGACTAATTACAACTCACAGTGTACACTTTAGAAATTGGCATACTTTGGCAAACATAATTGTTTCTCGTTTGTATAGTGTTTATCAACCAAAGTTTTAACCTCTTTGTAAGCACCAACGATGGCATCCTTGCCATAATAGTCATGCTCGATCGTATCATATCCAGTGCATGATGATCCCCACTCTGTAACATCGCTATCAATGCGATTATATAATCCTTTCAAAGTGTATTCAATTAACCCTAACTCTCTTCGAGTTAATGTAATTGTAAATTCTCTGTTGTTTGATGTATCAAGCATTTAATTCCTCCATCATTGCATCAACTTCAGCAGCACAAAAACCACAGCGCCAACCCTCGATGTCATCAGCATAAACTGAATATCTGTTGACGAATCTGCCACTACCAAAATGACAAGGTTCGCCACAGTCTACACAAATTTGTGATTCAAATAAACTTTTCATTAAACTGCTCCGTATAATGTGTTCATGATGTCTCTGACTCTTTCTCTATCTAATGAGTCACCATTGCCCCAGTTGTAGTAATCATCATCACGGTGGGCGATGTCATCAAGGTAATAAAGAATGGCGAAAGAGATCTGCTCTTTGCTTCTGTTATTCTCAGGATAGATGCCTCCTTTACCGTAGAAACTGAAGACATAATCAATGAACTCTTGAAAGTTGTGCATAATGTATGTGTGTCTATATGTTAATTGTATATGCTATGAGTAGCAAATAGGACAATAGTATGACGGTTTTTTGACTGTCACTCAGCATAATTCACTCCGTCAAATACTCTTAACTCTGTGGTATAGTTGACTAATTGCTCAAATCCATCTTCTGAGATTTTAATCTCTTTGAGCAACTCAGGCGAGGCACATTCGTTGAGATATGTGATAATGTACTCAAGTTGTTCGAGTGCTTCAATGCTGAAACCGTGCTTTGCTTCGATCTCTGTAATGTCAGGAAATTCGTTAATCATTGGCACATGTCCTCGAACTGTTCTTTAGCGATAAAAGCACAATGCTCTTCGAGTGCTTCTTGTGTCATTAACTCGGCATAACCTGATTTAATCATGTTTGCCATTTCCTCTTC